AAGTCGTTACGTGATAGTAGTGTGTCAATCTCTATGTCATCCCACTCCACGTTTAGGTTAGGTGTGAAGTCATCACCATACTGTTCAAGTATATGTCGTAGTGGTTCAAGGTTAGATTTCTCACCATTAACATAATCAAATCCTAGATTAGCAATATCCTCGCCAACTACTTGCTGAAACAACTTAGATAGAACTTCTTGAGCAATGTCACTACCCATAGGTTGTTCTTTCTTTACTTGTACAAACAAACTACTGTAAGCCTGTTTCTGCGCTGTAGTGAATGTAGGGTTAGATGACATAAACAATGCTTCTATCTCATCTGGTGTTACATCTCTTTCGTAAGTACGCATAGCCTTATCAATCATAGCCTTAATCTTACGCACATCTTTACTAAACAATCTATCTGGGCATCTAGCACCACGATGATTGTCGTAGAAGTCTTTTTGCATCAGACTTCGTATCAACGATAATTCCATTATTTTTCTCCAATGTCTATAAGGTTTTTAATGTCTGTTTTATTCTGGTATTTTAAATCATCTTCCAAACGAAGCACAAGAACTTTATTTACATAACCTCTCAGTTCTTTTGCCATGCTTAGTGTTTTAGGTAGTGCGTCAGGGTCAAGTGCTATTACAGCCGTTGAGAACTGCGTGAGATAATCTCTGTGCGAAGGCAGGAGAGAAGTACCTAAGACAGCGACCCCGACAAAATTACCAAGTGTACCAACAACACTGGCACTCACACAGTCCTCAACTACGACAGCAACATCCCCAAAACCAGACGAAAACGGGATGCCACTATTTCCATATCTTTTCCACTTTGGGAGCGAAGATGTTAATGCCCTACCCGTAGCGTCAACAATCTTATTGTGGTGTAAGACAGGAAAAACTAATCTACTCTCTTTTACGTCAAAAAGTAAATTATTTAAAAATGATATTAACCCCCATTTATGTAAAAAGTCAAGAACTATTTTTTTATCTCGTACTTTTACACAAGAATCAGGTAGAAAAAAGTCATTACTAGTTACTTTTTTTTCATTGAAAGTATTTCTAATATCTTCTGCTGACATTTTCACCTTACTCTTACCACTAACTGTACAAGAAACTTTGTAACAATTCCATAACAGTCTTCCCATATTATTAGTTACAGAAAAAGTATTTATACCTTTACAAATAGGACAATTCATTCTTTTACTGTGTCCTATAGGTAAGTTTAAATCACTTATTATATCACTTATAGTGTTATTATACATAATATTATATATCACTTTTTCTGTTTGGCAGTTAAGATGCTTTTATCATGCTTTTTTCGTTCTGTCAAGGCATAATTTGCACTAAACAAAGTATTTTTCATATATGGTTTTACGCTTTGTGGATTAGCATGTCCTGTAACCGACATAATTTGTGCCATACCGACACCTGCTTCTACCATCTCAGTTGTACCTGTTCTACGTAAATCAGAAAGACGTAACTCCGATGGCAGACCTGCATTATCCATAATAACACGCGCGTGTAATGGTAATTTGTATAAGGAATAGGGTATGTACTCACCTTTTACAGGTTTAGGTCTTGGTGCAACATACTCCTGAAATCCAAACTCATCATTTTGTTGTACAAGCATACTATATAAATCATCTTCAATAGGTAAATGAACATCTGCCCTACGTTTTGACTGTTCTATATGTACAACGTGTTCATCAAAATCAATGTTGTTAAATTTTAACATACGCATATCACCAAGACGCTGACACCATTCATATGCCATGTGTGCGATAAGACCTATGTTACGGCTGTTATAATCGCTGTAGGCTGTATCTAAGAACTGCCTGACATATTCCCTACTCCAAACTACCTTACGAGGCTGTACGGCTCTCCTACGCACGGAAGAGAATGGGTTGAGATTGCATATCTCCATTCTCACTCCATGGTTGAAAATTATCCTAGCAACAGCCAAGGTGTGATTAGCTGTAGTAACACCCTTTTCACACCATAGGTTGTATGCTTCTTTAGCCAAGCGAGTAGTCAGGTCACTTACTTTAAGACTAGAGAACTTAACATCACTAACAGTGGTGTCAATAAATTGACGAGCATAGTATTCATAGCGTTTAGCAGATACATCCCGTAAGTCCTTGAAATCGTAGGAAGAAAAGTAATCCTGTACTAACTTTGTAAGTTTCATTAAACTAATACTCCTATGCTATTTTTGTTTGTGTGTATAACACCATCATGTAATGTTGCTATTTCAACACCTAATTCTTTTTGTTTCTCAGTTGTTTTCATAGTATACAAAACTGTAGTACCATCCTTTTTAGTACTTAATGAGCCTGTTTTACTATCGTAGTATTTAAACGTATTAGTTGTAGTGTCTAATACTATTATGTCAATAAGACCTGTACAACTTACGTTTTTATATACTTCATATCCTTCTTTTAAGAATTGGGTGCATAACTCCATTTCAGTTATGTCACCCTTTCTCTTAGCAGAAAAACCTTTAACACCATTAGCTTCTTGCATTATGCAGCCACCAACTCTTTGAATGGCTTGCTTTCAATCCACTGTGATACTTCATGCTCACGATTGAACATTGAAATAGCTTGTGTATCGTTGCCAGTATTACGTAGATTAAAACCATTACGCTCATCCGCATAGGTTGCATAGTTAGTAAATGCAGAATACAGAGAGAACACATTGCGTCCACGGATACTCACCTCTTGGTTGTATAACCCAAACATCTTCTCTGCCTTGCGGTCAGACTTCATAATGTTATCCAGCAATGCTTTAACATCTATTGTAGTGGTATCAATGTTAGCCCACTGTTGTAAGCGTTCTGTCTGCATGTAGAAGTCCTGACGTGAGTTACGTAAGTCAGATATGAATCTGTCCATACTAAAGTTAGAAGTGTTCTTACGTCTAACCTTGTCATGCTCACCTCTAATCATACCATTTGTACAAAAGAAATCTATAGCACCAAAAAATACCATGTTAGAACATGAGCCATCAATACCGTGTAAGGCAATCACACGTTGCGATACAGTTGTACTGTGCTTGTCTGTATCAATGCGAGAGGTAACATTAGGAAGTGTGATGTCCATCATTGCCCACGCATCCTGCCTAGCATTTCTCCATGATACTTTTGCATCTGCAATCTCATCAGGCACTAGGTTCTCTAGCATTGTATTCTGTACACCAGTAAAGAAATCGGTATGTGATGCACAGTTGAATGTATCACCTACGACACCAATGTATTCACCTGTCTCACCATTGATGACATACTTCTTGTCACGCACCTTGGTAGGCTCAAACTGTACATCAAAGTCTAGGTTGGAAGGAATGTCTGAAATAAGTTGTGTTGTAAAATCTAATGGCATGGTTTTCTCCTTTTCATACCGTAAATAAAAAATGTGTTATACCACCTTATAATTATAAAGTCAAGATGGCAAGTATAGTAAATATAGATAGTCCAATAATAATATCCATTAATTTAACCATTCTGGCATATCGCGTCCTTTGTTCCATCGTGCAAAACTCATCTTGTCTACCTTGTAGAAGGCACGATACGCTTCTATCGGGTAGTCTTCATCTGTCTTACAATCATCGTGTCCACTAAAGCACTGTGGGTGTGGTGTTACGTCACCATCTGGTAACAGATGTCTTCCTCTGTATAAGGCAATGCTATGCTTACCTGCACCATGCCACTTGCCATATCTGTGGTGGTACTCACATAGCATGGATGTGTATAGACTGTAAGCCCATCTGTAGTTGGCACGATTCTCCATTGCCCACAAAGTACATGGATGCTTTTGATGTACAGGCTTGTACAAACCATGCTCCTCTGCATACTCTGGTGCATGATGCCATAGGCTAGTGCATAGCATCTGTGCCTCTTCCAATGGCATCTTGACAACGTGTTGGTCACATAGTGACTTAGCTATAGCGTTGACATCCTCTTCTATAATAAATCTATTCATTTATTTTCTCCATCAATACACCATGAGTACCATGATGTGCGTGTAGTTGTTGTATAACTACCCATCCCATACGTTTGTATGCTTCTATGTCGCAGTGTGATACATATTTATACGTTCTCATCACAATTCTCCTTCATAAACTCATCAAGCAAATATGCATCTGCATCTTCTGTATAGTATTTATACATCTCATCATACGCATATTGAAATAACATATCTATATCCCAGTTGTCCACATATTTCATAACAGCATCTGCTATTTGGTCATCTGTATATTTCATTATTTAATCCCTTTCAATATATGTGCTATCACGTCAACTGTAAAGCCATTGCCTAGCATCTTGTATCGTTGTGTGTTGGACACATGGTTGGTGTAATTGTCTGGCAGTGTCTGCAATCTCTCGCATTCAAGAGGTGTTAGCTTACGCCACTGTAACTCTGATACATCTACTGCCACGTTGTCCTTCTGTACTGTAGTCAGACTGTTGGTCTTGCCATCTGTGCGTACCTCTAGTCGTTGTGTAGTCATACCTGCCACCTTGTGCTTGTGGTCTTGTCTGACACCATCAACTGTATATCTGCCTCGCCATGCACCACACAATACCTTGGGTTCATGGTTGCCACCTGTGCCTGTAGTTAGCGTAGGTGCTTTACCTAGTGGGTGATAGACACGTTTGATATTGTCATGTCCATTGAGGTCTGCATCACCGACATGACATAAGCCATCATTACTAAACACTAACTGTCTGCGATGCTTCTCAAAGTATGACTTGAGATTGCCACCCTTGAAGTAGTTGGCATCCAAGCAATGTGCTTTGTCTCTGTCTACAAACCCATGCTCTAAGATGTCAGCTAAGACAATACCCTTGTCCTCTGGTTGTGTGACATTAGGTATGTTAGTCCAATACAAACGCTGTCGGTTCTGTGCAGACATCAGCCTACTGTTGATAGCAATAGGTTGCACACCTAGTGCCTCAGATATCACGTCCTGATACTCCTGTTTCATGCGTACATTCTCAAGCAAGAAATACTTAGGCTTGAGTACACGTAGCACTTTGACATACTCCCAGAATAATTTACTTCGTGGGTCATCAAAGTTTAACTGCTTACCTGCAAAGCTGAAGCCTTGACAAGGACTACCACCCACAAGCAAGTCTATTGTCTCGTTGTGTAGGTGTGAACGCTTGAGGATGTTGGTCACATCTCCTAGCTGTTCTATGTCAGGATAGTTTGCCATTGCTACCTTGATAGCATACTTGTCTATCTCACTGGCATAGTACTTGGTCACTGGTATGCGTAGCTTGTCTAATGCTACACGTGTGCAAGCACTCCCATCAAATAAACTTAATACATTCATTTTGTTACCTCTCTATTTAAGCCCATGTTAAAAGCGCAGATACACTTTCCAATGCATACCTTATAGCCTCTTGCCTATCGTTGGTTACTAGCAATCCGTTAATATCTCCATCTTGGCATAATCTTTCAGTTTCATGTTCACCATTGACCAT